TGTTGAAAGCAGATATGATGAATGTCATCATTGGAGATGATTATATCGAAGATGAACAGGAGAGAATCAAGGTAATTACTCCATTAGCAGAACAGGCTGTTGGCGATGCTGAAGCTGAAATTGATGGATACTTGGCAAAACGGTACAAAGTGCCATTTGTAAAAACTCCGCAGGTCATCAATAAATTTGCGAAAGATATTGCCCTATATAATTTGGTATCCAGGAAGGGCATTGATGAGTCAGAAAGAGAGAAAACATATCTGACAAGATATAATTCAGCAATCACCTTTTTGACGAAGGTCGCAGAGGGAAAGATAGACATTGGGGTTTCCGAAAAAAGCATAGAGGATGCTGCAAAGAATGGATTTTCCATGAAGAACGCAAAACGCCTGTTCACTAGAGAAAGCATGAGAGGTTGGTGAGAGTATGTCTTCTATATCAGTAAGATTGGAAGAAGATACAGATCAATTGCTTGAACGCCTAAAAAATATGCAAAATGTGGACAAGGCAGGAATTATGAATGCCATAGCAGAGGGACTTAGAACGTCTACAGAAGAACGGTTTCAATCACAGGAGACGCCGGAAGGAGTTAAGTGGAAGGAGTCTCACAGGGCAAGAGAAAAAGGTGGAAAAACATTGATCCGTACATCCGATCTTCGAACATCTATTAAAACAGAAGCCGATAGTACGGGGCTTGCAATAGGAACAAATTTAATTTATGCGGCTACCCATCAGTTTGGAGATGAAAGAACTATCCGGGCAAAAAATGGGAAATATTTAAAGTTTAAAATTGGAAATAAATTTGTGAGTAAGCAGTCTGTCAGAGTGAACATCCCGGCAAGACCATTTTTAGGAATTAGTGAAAAGGACGATGAAGAAATCAGAGAGATTTTGGAAGACGTTGTTAGGGAGAACTGATGAAAAAGGAAAGAGATTTTATCGTGGAAAAGTTGCAGGAAGCGGGAGTTCATGGAAAAATTCACGATTCACTTAAAAGTTTAAAAAATTGCAACGAAGTCCATGTGGGGGCGGTACTTCGATCAGGAGAGCGGGTTTCTCGTTCCAAGTCAAAAAAAATATATGAAGACCAAGCAGGGCTAAGGATTACGAGAAAAAAGCTATTTGAACGGATTACGGTTCTCCATGTGGTGATTGGTGAGTATAACGAGGAAAAAGTAGAAAATATTTTCACGAAATTTTTAAAAATAATGTCAAAAGGAGTAGAGGTGGATGGAAACTGGGTGGAAATGGAAATCGGTGAGGTAGATTGGGTTCAGGGGGAAGATACCATATTAAAAAGTAAAATGGCAGTGGAATTTGATATGACATTGACCGGCGGCGTATATGTAGACGTTCCAATGAAAAAAATTAGCGCGAATTATGATTATACAGTTAAAAAGGTAGGCGATTAAAGTGGAGAATGAAAAATACATTACAATTGAGGAACTGAAGGAAGTAAAGAATACCTCGGATACAGTATTTGAGGGAATAAAAGCAGTTTCCGGATGGAGAAGTGGAAAAATGGTAACAGAGCAGGAATATGATGCTGCGGAAAAAACATTTTTAAACGCTCCAATGAGTGGAAAGGATGATAAACATGTTTAGTTCAGTAAATGTCAACGTAGAAGATGGAAATCTTGGACGTAGTACAGTGGAGGGACGCGGTGTACAGGTAACAATCGGTGTATCAAATGTGAAAAGCACAGTTCCATTATTGATTACAAATACGATGAAACCAGATGCCATTAAAGAAAAATTAGGATATACACCTCTTGCAGATGCATGTATGGATGCAGCAGAAAACGGTTTGAAAGAGAATTATGCCATTCCGGTTACCGCAAATGTTCAGGGAACAGTGGGAAAAATCACACACTCCGGGGATGGCGCAGGTTCAATTTCAGTGGAAGGAAATCCAAATAATGTATATCAGGTAATCGTAGAGATTACCGAAACAGGGGATTTGAACAACGGTATGTTTCGATATTCCATTGATGGAGGAAATACTTTTTCGATGGAACAGATGATACCAATGACGGGTACATATGAATTGTCAAAGACGGGTCTGGTACTTAAATTTTCGGAGTCTGTTGAATTTAAAGAGGGAGATGCGTATTCCTTTGGAACGACAGAGCCGGTATTGAATAATCAAAGTGTGCTACAGGCAGTGGAAAGTTTAAAAAACAGTAATATCTCGTTTGAACTTGTACACATTGTTGGGACATCTGGAAAGGCATTGTGGGCTGCTTTACAGCAGGAAGCGGTGGAATTTCTTAATATCTATAAAAAACCGGTAATTTTCGTAGTCGAAGGAAGAGAAAAAAGGGAAGAGGAAACTTTAGACGAATATCTGATAGCTATGAAAGAGGAACGGCGTGGGATCAGCAGCATTTATATCTGTGTTTCTTTATCCTATGGAATTTATATAGGAAATGACATGTCTACAAGGATAACCAATATGGCTGGAGTCATATGTGGGTTATTTGGGCGGGCAAAGGAAAGCCTTTCAATTGGATGCGTAAAAGATTTCCCGATAAGCTCTGCAAAATTGCTGAAATTGATTCCGGAAGGTATAAGCGAGTATACAGAAAAACTGGATGAGATGGGGTATACCGTGTTCCGGCAGTATACAGGTCTGGAAAATTATTATGTTTCAAATGCAAATACACTTGCCACGGATAACAGTGATTTTCCATATGTTGAAAATGTCAGAGTACTAAACCGTATTGTCAGGGAAGTTACAAAAAGGGCAACTGAAAACATTCAACAGGAGATTGATCCAGAAGAAATTGAGACCAGTGTAAAAGGTATTGAGAGTGAATTAAATATAGCAATGGATGACTGTAAGGATGATAAGATTATTAGTTCTGGTGAGGTTACGATTGACACGGAAAATACCAATATTCTTGTGGATGAGACATTGAGTGTAAATGCAGAGTGGGTTCCGATGGGGACATCACGCATATTTAACATTAATTTTGCGGTGAAAAATCCCTATGGATCACCCAGTGCAGAATAGGGGGCAAATAAATGGCGAAAAACAAATTAATTAATGGAAGGGCATACGACTGGAATAGTATTGATATTGCTGTTCCTGGAATGCAGAATATTGAGATTACAGATATATCTTATGGCAGTAAAGAAGAGACTGTTTATGGAAAAGGCGGAGATCCGAGAGGGTATGGAACGGGAAATCACAGTTCAGATGTGACGGTATCCATGTCAAGGGAAGACTTCAATGAATATTGCCGGGTGCTTAAGAAAAATGGTGTAAAAAGACTGTTCAATTATGTTATTCCAAAGATTACAGTTAGTTTTGCAAATGAAGAAGAGAAAACGACAACGGATATTATAAATAAAGTCAAGTTTTCAGAGACTTCATTTAAAGCGGCTCAGGGTGATAAGACATTGAAAGTTGAGTTAAAAGGAACAGCTTATGGTGGTGTTAAATACAACGGACTTCGGGCGTAAAATTTAATGATAGAAATTGGAGGATTATTATGGAGAATTTAAATAAGGATATTAAAACACCATTCGTGGAGAACATGAATTTATCAGCAGCGGATGAGAATTTAGAAACAGAATCAAAGACACAGGAGCCGAAAACAGGAGATGATTTGGTTAAAAGCTTAAGAGAAAAATACAAAACAACCGGTGGCAAGGCTTATGAGGTAAAGGTTTCTTTTAATGAAGATGACGATGAAGAAAAAACGTATGACTTCATTTTTAAGAGACCAAATACAGCTTCGTATGACAGATATGTGAAAACTTCTGCAGCATCAACAAGTAAGGCATTAAAAATGTTTCTGTTAGACAATATATGTCTGGAGCAGGAAAAAGATCTGGAAGAAGCATTGGAAGAATATCCGGCTATGTCAATTGGTATCGGCGAAAAGCTTCTTAATAGGCTTAGCAAGGATACACAGGTAAAAAAGCTGTAGATGAATGCAAGCAAAAAATAAGTGCAAATGAGATCGAAATGGGGAAGATATTTATTTGTAAGTATCTTCCCGGTCATCTTATTCCAGAAAAATTTGATGAACTTGAATTTGATGAATTTTTTAAACTGATTGCAATGGCGGAAATATCACGGGAAATGATGATCAGGGATTTGGAAGAGGCTGTTAATCATGGGGTTGCAGCTATATTTCCAGATACAGAATAGAGAGGGGGAGTATATATGGGAATGGATTCAGTATATCGTCTCTCTGTTGTATTAGGACTTGTGGATAATATGTCTAATGGTCTATCAAATGTGACGAATAATGTTACTGCCAGTACGAAATCCATTAATGAAGCATTCGGAACGGTGCAGAAGGCAGGGGCAGCCCTCACTGGAGTAGGAGCGGGCATCCTGGGAGCAGGAATTGCGACTGTAAAATCCACATTTGAGACTCAGGATGCGCTAGGAGAGCTTTCTTCATTAGGGGTAACAGATTTGAAAGCTGTGGAAAATGCGGCAAAGAGTTTTTCTGATACATGGGCAGGCACAACAAAAAGTGACTTCATTACAGCGGCATATGATATCAAATCCG